CCACGCCTCGCAATGAAGGCCGCAGGCAGACGCCGATTGTTGAGCAGGATGGTGCAGGGATTCCGCTGCAACAGTGTGGCGAGGTGCAGCTTTTCACTGGTGACGAGGGCGGCGGACATGCCGGGGTGGAAATGTCAAAGCGTGAAGGCGCAAAAAAACGCCGCGTCCCCCAACCAAAAGGGACGCGGCGCAGGGGACACCGGCGGGCGAAGAATAACCGCGCCGGGTGAGAGTCTGACGATTAGCCGAGGAGCGTGGCGACGAACTCGGGCTTCCAGACTTTGACGCCGTAGAAGGCCATGAGCTTGATCTCACTCATGCCGTAGCCTTTGTAGAGGCGGGCGGAGAAAGAGAGACCGGTGTCAGCGTCCACCAGCACCGCGATCTCTTCGCCGACATCGCCGCCGGGAGGTTGTGCAGGCGGGCGCATCGCGAGCTCGATGGCGGTCTTGTGGAAGGCGACGTTGGCGGTGTAGCTGTTGCCGACGGTGACGGCCTTGTCGTTCACGATGGCACCACGCAGGCCGGGATGATTGATCACCAAGCTGCCAGAGGTGGCGGTGAGTCCGGTCTTGACGACGTAGTTGCCTGCGGTCGGCTCATCGGCGACGGTGATGATGTCGCCAGCTTTGATGCCGGTGCTGTTCACGGTGCCGCCGTCAACAGTGAGAGTCGTGCTGCCAACGGCGATGTTGCCGTTGTTGATGAGGTAGCCTGTGCCTGCGCCCTTCGTGTGAGCCTGCACACCCGCGCTGGCGCGGATGGACATGTTGAACAGGTTTAACAGTTCACCACGGCGCAGCGTTGCGTCCGTGCCCGCATCGCTCACGTTGGTGAGGGTCGAACGCTTGCGCAGATTGGCTCCAGCGGCGGTGTTGAGGATGAGCGAGAGCATGCCGTCAGACATCGGGGTGCCGTTGTCTTCGAGGATGCGGTAGAGATCTGCGAGGATCTCGAAGTTGGAACCGAATGGCGTGGTGCCAGCGGTGCCGACGGCGCGGCTTGCGCCTTGATAGGCGGCGAGTCCGATTGCGGCCTCGATGCTGTTGCGCATTTTGCGGATGGCTTGCTTGTAGAGCTGCTGGAGAGCAAGCTCTGCGCCGACGGTTTTGGAGAGCTGAGCGAATTGCTCGCCTTTGAGCGGGATGGATGCTCCCGCGTAGGAGGAGAGAGTCAGCGTCTCGGTGCTGGTGGTGATGTCGGCGGCGTCAGGCACCGTCATGGCTGGGGTGTAGCTGGTCTCGAGCGTGGGCTCGGTGGTGCGCAGCGAGGTGACGGTGCCGCCAGCGGAGATGCCTTCGGAGCCGCCGTTGACGATCACGCCTTGTGAAAAGCCGGATGGTTCCATCGCGACTTGATCGCGAGCGGCATAGAGGATTTCGGTGAGTCCAGTGAGTGAGATGTCGTTAGCCATATGTTTGGATCAGTGAGAGTTGGGGGTGTGTTGGGTTTGAGGTGTCAATCTGCGATCATTCTTCGAGCTTGCCTTTGGCTGCCATGAAGGCGTTTCGCTCGGCGTGCGGGAGCTGGTTGAAGGCAGCGCGAGTCATGGTGTTGACGGGGTTGCCGCTGCCACCTTGAGCGCCCTGGATGGGAGCGTTGCCACCGGCAGCACCGGCGGCTCCGTTGGTGAGCAGGGCGGTGATTTTGGCGAGCTCAGTTTCCAGCGCGGTGAGCTTGGCTTTGTCGTCCTTCGTGGCCTCGGTGATGCTGGCAGCGAAGGCGGCTTTCACAGCGGCGTCTTCGAAGTCGATCACGACGTTGGGGGACTGCGGCTTGTGCGCTTGGCAGGCGGCGACGATTTGGTCTTCGGTTTCATCGCCCTTGAGGGCGACGCCGACCAGGGAGGCGAGGGCAAGGATGGCTTTCATGTTTGGAGGGGTGGTGGTGCGCGATGGCGACGGTGGCGGCGCGATGTCAAAGAGGGCACTCGGCACATGACGCAGCGCGGCGGTGATGCGCGCAGTCTTGAAAGCGGAGGCACTGAGGGCGACTTCGTCGCTGGTGGCATCGGCGAAACCATGCTCGACGGCTTCTTCACCTGTCAGCCAGGTCTCGGCGTCCATCATAGCGGTGAGGTCTTCATCGCTCTTTTTCGTGCGCTCACGATAAGCGGCGAGGAGGCTGCCTTTGATCTTGTCGAGCAGGTCGGCGAGCTGGCGCATGTCAGCAGAGTCACCCACCGCAAAGCCGCTCGGGTTGTGAATCATCATGAACGCATTGCGCGGCATCTCGATCCGCGTGCCTGCCATGGCGATGACGGAGGCCATGGAGGCGGCGAGGCCTTCGATGCGCACGGTGACGTTGCCGCGTGCCTTCAGGGCATGGTAGATGGCAAGACCATCGAAAACCTCACCGCCAGGCGAGTGGATGGAGAGAGTGATCGGAGTCGCAGCCGCGATGCTGCGGAGTTGGGAGAGGAAGTCTTTGGCACTGACGCCCCAGGCTCCAATCTCGTCGTGGATGGAGATTTCAGCGGGGGCTTCGGCGGAGACGGCGTTGCGAATGGTGAACCAGGTCTTGCGGGACATGCTGGCGGGCGCATGTCAAAGGACAAGAATGGAAGACAAAAAGATGACAGACAAAAACATGCTGATTTTTTTGTCTGTTATTTTTTTGTCTATGCATCAAGCGCGGCAATGTCGGCGGCGAGGGTGGCGGGATTGAGGGCGGTGAGGATGCCGGAGGCGGGCTGCAATGTCTTGAGGCCCATGCCGATGGCCAGGGCGACGCTGGCGGGGATTTCGACCTGGTCGAGGGGCAGGTTTTTGGCGCGACTGATGGCGTAGCGGATGCTGTCGAGCTTTTGGTCGATGGCGGCATGGCGCACAGCTTCGCCATCTTGGCCGGTGCTGCGCTCGATGAGGTCGTCGGGCGTGATGAGGTTTTCGCCGAGGCTTTCGAGGTCGGCGCGTTTGTCGCGTCCGGCATCGACCGTGGGATCAGGATCGGTGACGAAGTCGATCTGATTCCAGTCGGCGATGTTCGCATACTGGAACAGTGGGCCACCGGGCATCATGGCGGTGCCAATGACTTTTTCCCACAGCCATTCGAGGAAGGGATACAAGCGGGCGCGAAGGCCTTCGTGAGCGCGGGCGACCTGCTGGAGGAGTCCGCGATACTCAACGCCACCGACTTTGCCACGGGTGAAGATCCACTCGGGCGGATACTTTAGCTCGAACATGAAGGGGTGGAGGAGATCGGCGAGAATCTCGCGAAACGGGATGCCCTCTTGCGGGTTGTTGAAAAAGTTGAAGCTCTCGTTGTCTGACATCGGCAGGAACACTGCGCCTTCGGCGACCTCGACGAAGCGGCGACCCGTGTCGGCGGTGGGGTTGCCACCTTGCTCGGCGAGTGCGATTTGTTGCATGGCATTGAGCATCTTGCCATCGCGGGTGGTGGTGGCACCGAGGAGCGAGGCGCGGACCTTGGCCGAATGCTTGCGCAGGGCTTTGAGATCAAGCGAATCGAGCAGGTCGCGACCACTCGCGAAGATCACGGGATCACCGTGATACTGGTGGATTCGCGTCGGGTCTTTGAGGTGGAAAATGTTGCGGTGTCCCATGGCATTGACCGCTGGGATGTCAGTGAATGTTTTGGAGAGCAGGTAACCACTCGCGTCGGGGTCTTGATTCAGGCGCAGGAGCTGGAGCTGGTCGAGACCGTTGTATTGGAGGCCGTCAAACCAGCGGAGCTTGCGGGCGGCGACGCTTTGCACGTCGCCATTGGTGAGCTGGTCACGGCTCACGAGTTGAATTTGAAAGGCTCGCTTGCTGCGATCATTGAGTGACCACAAAGCGCCGGTCGGCTCATAGACGGGCAGGATGAAGAGTTCACCATCGCCCAGCATGGCGGAGAGCAGCATCGGCTGGATCGCAAAAAGATTGTGCTCCTTGCGGATGTCGATGGCGGGGGAATCGGCCCATTTTTTGAAGAGCGCGGTAGCCTCGCGGCGGAATTCGGCATCTTGAGAGATCGACTTGCAGCCGATGCCTTTGCCGACGGCCTCACGCGGGAGCTGCTGGATGCCGTAACGCACCTGCGGGATGCCTTCCTCGCTTTGCAAAAAGCGGGAGATTTGCACGATGTCCTTCGACCGCTGCATGCGCTCGACGCTTTTCGAGTTCCAGGCGGTGTAATGCGGCGTGGAGCGATAGCTGCCACCGGAGGTGGTGGTCGTGGTCGCGGCGTTGGTGATGGGCGCGGGTGCGGTGGGCTTGAGTGTTTTGCGACGTGACATCGGGGAGGCGAAAGTAAGAGGTGAGACGTGAGATGTCAGAGATCAGCCGAGTAGGGTGGCAGGCTCGTAGCCAGGCCGGAAGCGGAAGCCGAAGGGACGGGAGAGCGACTTCGCGACTTGACCGGCAATCTCGGCCTCGAGGTCTTCAATCGCGGCCTGCACGGCCTGCCGCCGCTGTTCCGGCGAAGAGTCGCGAAACTGCGCCGAGTGCGAGGAGCCTTCAAAAGCCTGCGCCGTGATCTCGGCACCACTGCGATCCTCGGCCAGGAGGAGGTATTGCTCCGTTAGCCATTGCCGCTGTGCGCTCGGATCGCCCACATACAAAATGCGGGCGTGAAAACGGAAGTCCGAAGTGAGGTCGGCGATGGTGACTGCGGCCATGCCGTGGCATGGGTGTCAAAGCCCGCCGGAGGACCGTGGTGACTGGATTGACCGGAGTGACTAGAAGTGAACGTGCGCTGCCGCGTTTTCAAGGCTCCAGACCAGCCAGCTAACCAGCGGCTGGAGGATCAACCTCGCTAAGGCTCGGTGCCTCAGCCTTATCGTTCTGGGGCTCGTGATTAAGGAGCGCCCAGATGTGCGGCGGATAGAGATGCATCATGATCCACTCGCCTTGGCTGACTTTGCGGTCTTGCTTGATGCTTTCCGCCTTTGCGCCGTCATAGATCATCTCCCAGATATCCTCACGCATTCGGAAGCTTTTGGAGATCATGGGCGTGCCGAATTTGGATTTACGCCCGCCTTGACGCCCTCGCGGGACTGGCTTTTGTTTTTTGGCTGTTTTGCGGCTCATGATCTTTTCCGGTTGTGATTGGCCCGGCCCCGTGATGGGGGCCGGGCTTTTTGTAGTGTTTATTTTGAGCAAGCGGCGGCGATGACTTGGCGAGCCGAAAGTCCGCGCCAAAAAGTGGAGTGATCTGCGCAGCCTGGGTTATTTTGAATAAAGTAGCACGCGTCTTTGTAGAGTTTGTTTTGGCGGCTTTTGCTCAAGGCGCGAAACGTTACTTTTTGAGCGGCGATATGTTCGTTGATGGTCATAATGTGGTTTCCGGTTTGATGTTGCGTCATGTGATGCTGACAAATGAGTATCGGCCCGATATTAGATTATGCAACACGAAATCTAATTTATTTTATTTGAAGGTCTTCGACTGGCGCAAAATCGAGGCTCCAAACGTCCCAGAACAATGAGATGCAGTCCAACGGGCGACGGCTATTCTCTCGCATTTCAGCCACGGGCATTGACTCCCGTGGCTGATCTCAAACATTAAAGTATGCCGCCAGCACGGAGGAGCTGGTAGTCAATGCAGGTGTATTTGGAGCAGTCGCCGAAGTGGTCGTGGGGGACGCGTTGCCATTCGCCGTCGGCGTCGCGTTTTTGGCCGGTGTGGCCGAGCTTGACTTCGGGATCGGCATCGGTGGGGAGGTGGAAGGCACCGTCGATGCGCTTCATCATGCGGTTGGCGTAGAGCATGTTTTTGACCTCGCGGTCGTTGAAGACGAGCAGGGACATGCTTGGACGGGTGGCGACGCGGGTTTCGTGGAGTTGACCATGCTTTGCGTCGGAGCCTTTGACGGGGATGAAGAAGCCTTTGGAGGCGGCACACACGTCGAGCTGATCGTCCTGCTGCCAACCGGTGTCGAGGTAGCCGCGGACGGGGTAGATTTTTTCGCCGGTGCCTTCGACGATGATGTGACGGGCGCGGAGGAAGTCGGTGGCGAGGAGGTCTTTGGAGGAGACGACGGTGCCCCAGTCGCAGACCCAAACGCCGCCATCGTGGGCGAGGGCGGTGAGTTCCCAGTGCGTGGTGGCTTCGCCGGGGTCGGCATTGAGGAGGAGGCGGAGGGGCTTGAATGGCAAGGTGCCGCG